GGAGAGTATGAGTTAGAGGATATGCGTATCCTTGTAGTAATCGAAGAAGGTGTAATTGCCGAAGTTCGTGAAGCTGCTGAAGTAGAAGAAGAAGTAGTTGAAGAGACTCCTGCCGTAGAGGAAGAAGTTGAAGCTACTACCGAAACTGCTACACCTAAAAAAACTATTGAGTCTATTGTTAAAGAATCTTTCTTTAGCGAAATCGAATTACTTAAAAAAGAGAACGAAGAATTGAAAGCAAAACTTTCAGCACAAACTCCTGAGGTTGCAGAAGAAGTTGCACCTGTAGAATTGAGCGAAGAGCCTAAGCCTATTTCTTTCAATCCTGAAAACTCACAAGCTACCGATGTATTCAAGTTTGCTGCTAAAAGAAACGTAACAACTATGGACACGGTATTATCAAGAATTTCTAACATTAAATAATTAAATAAAATGCCTACAACAACTTCAATCACTACTACTTACGCTGGCGAGTTCGCAGGTAAGTACATTGCAGCAGCTTTATTGTCTGCTCCAACCCTTGACAAAGGCGGTATCACAATTATGCCTAACGTCAAATTTAAGCAAGTAATTAAGCGTGTCGCTACGGATGGTATCATCAAGAACGCAACGTGTGATTTTGATCCTACGTCTACTATTACTTTGACTGAGCGTATCCTTCAACCTGAGTATTTCCAAGTTAACTTACAATTGTGCAAGTCTGACTTTCGTTCAGATTGGGATGCCATTCAAATGGGTTACTCTGCATTTGACGTTCTTCCTAAATCTTTTGCTGATTTCTTAATTGCACACGCTGCTGAAAAAGTTGCTGCTGGTATGGAAACTTCAATCTGGTCAGGTGTTAACGCAACTGCTGGAGAGTTCGCAGGTATTATGACTCAGTTAACTACTGACGCATCTTTGCCTGCTGCACAAGAAGTTGCAGGTACAACTGTTGATGCTTCTAACGTTATTGCTGAATTAGGTAAAATCGTTGACGCTTGTCCTTCTGCTCTTTACGGTAAAGAAGACTTGACTCTTTATGTATCTAACAATATCTATCGTGCTTATGTACGTGCATTAGGTGGCTTTGCTGCTTCAGGTGTAGGTGCTAATGGTTACGACAACAAAGGTACAAACCAAGTTCTTGGCGACTTGTACTTTGATGGTGTTCGTGTATTTATGGCTAACGGTCTTGCTTCTAACAAAGCTCTACTTGCTCAAAAATCTAACTTGTACTTTGCTACTGGTCTTTTGAACGATATGAACGAAGTTAAAGTTTTGGATATGGGCGACATTGACGGTTCTCAGAACGTAAGAGTAATTCTCCGTTTTTCTGCTGATGCTAAATACGGTTTTGCTTCTGACGTTGTTACTTACGGAATCACAAACTCTGCTAACTAATCATTAGCTTAATTTAAAATAATCGGGGAGGGGTATACGCTCCTCCCTTTTTTATAACATTTAAAACTTAAAAATTATGTCTTGTCAATTAGCTAATGGTAGACTTGAAGTATGTAAAGATGCGGTAGGAGGCATTGATGCAGTTTACTTCATTAACTACGCAGATTACGCTTTTCCTACTGACGTTACTTATGTAGCTACTACCGATACAATTGATACGGTAGCTAACGTAGCATCGCTTTACAAATACGAACTCAAAGGAACAAACTCTTTTGAGCAAGTATATAACTCTTCTCGTGAAAACGGAACTACTTTTGCTGAGCAAACTTTGACTATCACTTTAAAGAAGCAAGATGCTGCTACACACAAGTCAGTTAAATTGTTAGCTTACGGTCGCCCTCACGTTGTAATCAAGAACCGCAACAACCAATTCTTTTTGGCAGGTCTTGAGCACGGAATGGAATTGACTACTGCAAATGCCTCTAATGGTACTGCAATGGGAGACCTAAACGGATACACTTTGACTTTCGTTGGAACTGAAAAAATTTATGCTAACTTGTTAGACTGCTCATCTGAGGCTACTTTAGCAGGCGCAGGTGCTGGTGCTGTATTTACATCAGCTACTATCATTACTGCCTAATCGTTTTCTTCATAGCGTGTAAGAAGGGTGGCATTAGCTGCCCTTTTTGCTTTTAAAACAAATCGGCATCAAGTCAGTTACTTTAATATGATTGTACTAACAACATCAGCATCAGCTCAGACGTTCTCGTTTATTCCAAGAGATACACCTACTACAATGGTGTTGACTGATGACCAAACAAACACTCCAGTAACCGTATCTATCACATCGCAAACTTCAGGCGATTACGTTAATACGTTGACTGCTATTTTCGCTTTAATAGAAGGTCATTTCTACGATTTGGTGCTTTACAAAAACTCAGCAATCGTTTATAAGGATAGAATCTTTTGTACTGACCAAAACATCGTAACATTCTCCGTAAACAACGGACAATATACATCTAACACCACATCAAATACGTTCATAGTTTATGAGTAACAACGTACACATACTAAATCTATCGGCATACACTACTCCCGTAATTCAAGAGAGTAAGCGTGATGCTTGGGTTGATTTTGGGGAAGACAATAACTACTACCAATTTCTATTGGATAGATACACGAACTCCACTACAAATTCTGCAATTATAAATAACATATCACGTTTAATTTATGGTCGTGGATTATCCGCAGTAGATGCTTCAAGAAAGCCTAATGAGTACGCTCAGGCAATGGCAATGTTCTCAAAGGATTGCTTGCGCAAAATGGCAATTGATAGAAAGATGCTTGGTCAGTTTGCTATTCAAGTACACTACAACGACAAACACGATAGAATCCTAAAGGCTTTCCATATGCCTGTAAATTTATTACGTGCAGAGAAGTGTAATAAAGACGGAGAAATCGAAGGATACTACTATTCGGACGATTGGACTGATATAAAGAAATACCCACCTACAAGAATACCTGCATACGGATTCTCTAAAGACAAGGTTGAGATTTTATTTTGTAAGCCTTACGCAGTTGGGATGAAATATTATTCTTACGTTGACTATAATGGTGCAGTACCCTACGCACTATTGGAGGAGGAAGTAGCTGATTACTTAATCAACGAGGTTCAAAATGGATTCTCAGGCACGAAGGTGGTCAACTTTAACAACGGAGTACCAACTGAGGAGCAACAGTCTATTATTACAAACAAAGTTTTAAGTAAGTTGACTGGATCTAAAGGTCAAAAAGTCATTGTAGCGTTCAACGACAATATGGACACAAAAACAACGGTAGACGATTTACCTTTGAATGACGCACCTGAACACTACACATACTTATCTGAGGAGTGTATGCGTAAGATTATGCTTGGACACAACGTTACATCTCCGTTACTTTTTGGTATTGCAGGAGCTAACGGATTCTCGTCTAACGCTGATGAATTGCAAAACTCATTTATCTTGTTTAACAATATGGTCATTAAGCCACTTCAGGACGAAATACTTGAAGCCTTAGACACTATCTTAGCTTACAACGGTATATCCCTCAACTTATTTTTTAAGACGCTTAAACCGCTTGAATTTACGGATTTGGAAAATGCTATGACTGAGGAGCAAGTAGCAGAGGAGACAGGCACTGAACTATCAAAACAAGAATCCTTAGATAACGAGGTTGCTCAATCACTTATAGACTTAGGAGAAGAGCCTTCTGAAAATTGGCTTTTAATAGACGAATTTCCTGTTGACTATGACTTAGACGATGCAGAGAACGAACTACTCTCTAAAGAGCTTAAAAAGGGCTTATTTTCAAAGTTAGTTGAGTTGGTAAGCACAGGAGATGCACGTCCAAACCTACGAGACAAGCAAGACAAAGTTATTGGAGGAGTTAAATTCGTGACTCGCTACGTTTATGCAGGTTCTGAACCAAGAGATAAATCAAGACCTTTTTGCAATGCAATGATGCGAGCTAAAAAGATTTATAGAAAAGAGGATATTCTTAAAATGGGCAATCAAGCAGTCAATAAAGGTTGGGGTCCAAAGGGTGCTGACACTTATTCTATTTGGCTTTACAAGGGTGGAGGCAACTGTCATCATCGTTGGAACAAACAAGTTTATGCAGCATTTGAAGGTAAGGCTTTGGACATTCCTAACGCTAAACAAATCGCACAAGCAAAAGCTGCAAAGTATGGCTATACAATAAAGAATGAGGCTTTAGTTTCTCAAAGACCTATTGATATGCCTAATCAAGGATTTTTACCTAAAAACAATTAACGATGGCAACTGCACTACTCATAACACGAGATGATTTAGTTAGGTTTACTGCCGTTAATGGCAACGTAGACACGGACAAGTTTATTCAGTTCGTTAAAATCGCTCAAGACATTCACATACAAAACTACTTAGGCACTAAATTGCTTCAGAAGATTCAAGCAGATATTGTCGCAAATACTTTAGCTGGTAACTACGCTACTTTGGTAAACACATACGTAAAGCCTATGTTGATCCATTGGGCAATGGTAGAATACTTACCTTTCGCTGCTTATACAATAGCTAACAAAGGAGTTTATAAGCACTCATCTGAGAACTCTGAAAACGTAGAAAAAAACGAAGTAGACTTTTTGATTGAAAAGGAACGTCAGATTGCTCAACACTACACCGAAAGATTCATTGATTACATCTGCTTTAACAACAACTTGTTTCCTGAGTACACTTTGAATACTAACGGAGATATGTATCCTGATACTGCAAACAACTACACTGGCTGGTATATTTAATTATGAGAACACGAACTAAGGTAGGAACTTACAAACCAAAACAAGAAAACATTGAGAAGCTCCGTGTTTTCCTAACTAAAATAAACAAAGATGTCAAATAACATAAGCTGGGGAAAAATATACGAATCAACGTGGTGGGGAGACCAAATCAAAACCGCAGATTCTTTGTATGATTACGCTACACCTACCTTTAATGCACCTTTTGACTTAGAGTTAAGAGTAGCCTCAGAGGGTGGAGTATTGGAATCTACTTTTTGTATGTCTTTAACCATTTTAAACCTTTCTCAAATATGAGCCTATTAGATACTGCCTCTTTAATTGTAACGCCAAACGGATACAAAGAGGGCAAACTTTACTCCGTTATTCCCTCCGATGGTTCGGGCGATATGTCCGTAACAAGAGCAACAACTGCAACAAGAGTTAACTCTGCGGGGTTGGTTGAGTTAGTGCCTTATAATTTGTTGAGTTGGTCGCAAGATTTTACAAATGGTTGGTTTGCGTATTTGGGAAGTATTACTGCAACTGCGAACTATGGAACTGCACCCGATGGAACAAATACAAGCACACGTATTTTGTTTACTTCAAATAATCAAATTTGGGCAAAAGCTATTAGTTTAACTGGTGTAAATGGTACCTTTTCAGTTTGGATAAAAGGAGTTACGGGTCAAACAATAGGCATAAATTATGGAGGTACTGACAATGTTGTGACACTACAAAGTGGTTGGAATAGGTATAGTGTTACGGGGGTTGGAACAATAGATTTCGTTTTTATTAATACCTTTGGTTCAACCGCAACAGATATACAAGTTTGGGGTGGTCAAGTAGTTGAGGGTTCAACCGCTAAAGACTACCAAAAAACGGAAACAAGACTTAACATCCCAAGACTTGACTACTCAAACGGAACTTGTCCAAGTTTGTTAGTAGAACCGCAAAGGACGAATACATTCACTTATAGCGAACAATTTGATAATGCATTTTGGTTAAAAGTATTAGCGACAGTTACACCAAATAATACAACATCACCAAGTGGTATTTTAAATGCGGATAGAGTTTCATTCAATAACGGAACTATAAATTCAACGGTTGCGGTTGTGGCTAATACCACATATACAATTTCGTTTTTTGCTAAAAAAGGAACTGCAAACACTTTTAGAATTGCTGAAGCGTATTGGGTTGGAACGTTTGTTGATTTTGATTTAAACACGGGAACGGTAACAAGTGGAACGGGAAGCATCGAAGATTATGGCGATGGGTGGTATCGTTGCTCAATGCAATTCACTTATGGCGTAGGTCAAACAATTGCAAGTTGGGTAATTAGAAACTATGAAGCGGGATATATTTACCTTTGGGGCGCACAACTCGAAGCGGGTGCATACCCAACATCCTACATACCTACAACCTCTGCAAGTGTAACACGCAACGCTGACGTAGTTACAAAGACGGGAATTAGTAGCTTGATTGGACAAACGGAGGGGACTATGTTCTTGGATGTTTACGCTCAATTAAATAGCGCAGATGAACAAGATATTAGTATCAGCGATGGAACGGGAAATAACAGAGCAATTATCAGATTAACAAGTTCGGGTACTATTCGTGGAATCGGTGTTTTTGGAGGAAGCCTTGAGTTCAATATTGGAGGTTCTGCATACACTACGGGAACACGATACAAAATTGCTTTGGCTTATAAGAATAACGATGTGGCTTTGTATGTCAACGGAACATCTCAAGGAACATCAAGCATAACCACAATAGGAGGGACATTAAGTAGATTAGGTTTTGACGTATACACGAACGGAGCGCAAATAATTTGTAGTCCTACTAATTCAGTATCCCTTTGGAAAACTCGCCTTACAAATACTCAACTCGCACAACTTACAACGATATGATATACAAGCTAACATACTCAGACAAATCGGCAGCAGTTGCCGACCTTTACGCAAAAGGAATACTAATCGAGGTTGATGGTATTGACGGAGAAAAACACGAAGCATACGGCAACGGAGTAGCTGCTGTGGTCGAAATCGGTCTCATCCTATTGACCCCTCCAGTAATGGAAGGTATGGAAGTAATCGAAGAACCTATCTACGCAGAAGGCTATCACTACGACGTTATGTCGGACAACACCTATGACTTCGGAGCTAACTTAGTAGAACCAAAAAACCCAAAGCACGCATTTGCGGGACACGCAACAACTGAGGAGTTTCCATACGAACCACAATTTTTAGGAGATGAGGCATAAAGACGCAATAGGCTCAATGTACTTTGTTTGTGGTTACGCAACCGCCATTGCATTAATTTGCGAAGGAGAACACGTCTATCACAAGCTACTCGCTGCTTGTATGACATTTTACTTTACTTGGCATATCATCAATT